AATAAGGGTTATTTATTTAATAAGACTAAGAGAACTTATCTTGAATTTACTGAAGCTAGTTTAGCTTGGGTCAAGAGACAAAGAGTAAATAGATTTGCTGCTTATCCATTGCTAATGCCTTGTCTTATTCAACCTAAAGACTGGTCAAACTTTGAAGATGGTGGCTTTTATACAGAAAGACTAAGGAATATAAAAGCAGTTAAGACAAAAGGAAATGACTATTCAAAAGAGTTTGATAAAGAGAATCCTGAAATTTTTTATCAAGGACTAAATGCTTTACAAGGTACTGAGTATGGAATCAATGAAGTTCCTTTAGAGACTGCTAACTACTGCTGGAATACAAATACAGAAGTTGGTGATCTCATAGATGCTGAACCAATACCTATACCTCCTAAACCATTTGACATTGATACTAATGATGATGCTAGGAAGAAATGGAGAAGAGAAGCATCAATTACACATGACACCAATGCACATAACAGAGCTAAGAGATTTCAAAATATATGTATTTTAGATACAGCTGAGAAGTATAAAGACAAGTCATTTTTTCATGTTCACCAAGCAGATTTTACCGGACGTTTGTATTCAGTATCTGGGTCATTCAATCCACAGGGAACAGATCTAACAAGAGGACTGCATAAGTTTAAGAAAGGTGCTCCTATTAAAAATGAACAGGATAGGAACTGGCTTTGTATTGCTGGTGCAAATCACTGGGGCATGACCAAGGCTAGTTATAAGGAAAGAATTGAATGGGCTAATAATGAAGGTATTCATATTGCTAGGAATGTTGCTGGTAATCCTGAGAACTATGTGAGCTTGTGGAGTAAAGCAGAAGAACCGTGGCAGTTCCTTAGTTGGTGTCTGGATATGAATGGTTTAGATGAGCAGGGTTATGGGTTTGTTAGTCATCATCCAGTCATGCTTGATGGAACTAATAATGGGTATCAACATTTTGCTGCAATGGTATTAGACCAAGATCTAGCTAACTCAGTTAATTTATGTAAGTCAGAAGAACCACAAGATCTATATGAAAACATAAGGACTAATTTATTATTTAATTTATCAGTTGACCAAGAATTATTAGCACAAGATTGGTTTAATCATAGAGAATTTATAACAAGAAAGCTGATAAAGAAACCTATTATGATGATTCCTTATTCAGGTACATCCTTTGGTATTGCAACCAGTCTCAAGGAGTATTTTGTTAAACATAATGTAGAAGTACCGTGGGGTACACAGACATTTAAACATTATCATTTCCTAGCAGAAAAGATCAAAGAATCTGTTGCTAATGTATGTCCTTGTTCTACTGATGTGATGTCTTATTTAACAACATTAGCTAGATGTTTTTCTAAAGAAGAGAAGCAGCTGGAATGGCTGACACCTTCTAATTTTTTAGTTAGACAAAACTATTTAAAGGTAAAACGTAAAAAGATTAAAACTCAGATGGGTCACAGCACTATTAGGTTGACTCTTCAAGAAGATATAGATGAGTTAGATAAAAGAAGAACAGTTAGAAGCTTTCCAAGTAACTTTGTTCACAGCTTAGATGCTGCCAATGTTCACCTAGCTTTAGAGAAGGCAAAGAGCAGGGGGATAGATCAGGTTTGTACTATCCATGATTGTTACGGAGCAGTTGCCGGACAGATAGAAGATTTTGTTACCTGTGCTAAGGAAAGTTTCGTAGAAATTTATCAAAATAATGTATTAGATGATCTATATGATCAGGCTTCTACTCAGTTAGATGATCCAAGCAAATTACCAGCACCACTAGAGATGGGAGACTTTGATATAAAAGAAGTTATGTCAGCTCCTTATGTATTTAGTTGATAAAGGAGTGACAAAAGACTAATGAACAGTAATATGCAATACGCGCATGATAGACCTTCAAGGCTTTCAAGCGATTACAACAGATCCACTAAACGATTTACACAAATGAATCTTAAATCTGAAATTCTTAACTGCACCACACCAATTTGTAAGTTTCAATTTGCATGGCTTGTAGAACCAGACACTAAGTTTGATCCTATGGGTGAATGGAGAATTACTTGCTTAATTGATCCAGAAGAATCACAGGAACTTGAACAACAATTAACTGGTCTTTTAGATAGATGGAAGGCACAGCTAAAAACTGCTCAACCAGACAAGAAATTTAAACTTGCTGCTTTACCTTGGGGCTTTGAAGAAGTAACTGATGGAGGAGAAACCAAAGGTTATTTTAAAGTCAGAGCCAAGATGAAGGTAGGTGGTGCTAGACCTGACGGTACGCAATGGAAGAACAGACCACCAACACTATTTAATGCTGATGGTTCTGTTATGTCTGACAGCCAAAAGGTTGTTGTTAACAAATGTGGTCCAGGTACTACAGGACAAGTCAACCTACGCTGTAGTGGTTGGGAAACTCCTGCCTTTGGAGTTGGAATTAAGATTCAACCTGAAGCAGTAATGATTAAAAACCATGTTGAATACTCAAGGAGTGCAACTGGGTATGGCTTTCAAACAGAAGACCCACAGGAGCCAAGCCAAGAGTGCCCAATGCCAACCACAGCAGTTGCAGGAGACGAGTTCTAAACAAAAGTACAGAAGTAAATTTGAAGCTGGAATTGCCGCTACCCTATACAAAAACAAAGTCACCTTTAGTTATGAATCCCTTGAGTTGGAGTACGTCCTCAGTTGCTGTTACAAGCCTGATTTTATCTTTGACAACGGGGTCATTGTTGAAACTAAGGGCTTCCTCTCAAAAGAGGACAGAAGAAAAATGGTTGCGGTTAAGGCGGCAAATCCCAGTTTAGATATACGTTTCTGCTTTCAGAACGCAAAGACAAAACTAAGTCGTGGCAAAAAGAGAAGCCTTTCTTATGGTCAATGGGCTACTAAGAATGGTTTCCCTTGGTGTCATAAAACAATTCCTGCTGATTGGTACTAATGGATAACAAACAACGCATTGAACATGCAGAAAAAAGAATTAAAGAGCTACAAGATCTAATTGCACATTGGAAAGCTAATGACAGAAACAAACAAGTACGTCAAGAAAGAACCTTGTCCTAACTGTGGCAGCAAAGACAATCTTGCTGTCTATTCAGACGGTCATGCTTTTTGCTTTGGCTGTAGTTACAGAGTGCCTGCTCCTACTGAAAAGAAACACAAACGTAAATCTTATTACTCATCTACACCAGTGACTTCACCATTAATAAAATTCGTCACGCCAAAAGAACTTCCTAAACGTGGTATTACAGAAGAAACTGCTAAGTTTTTTAACTATGGAATAGCTGATTACAATGGCTCTCCTGTACAAGTAGCTACTTATGAAGATCAACTAGGCAGACAATCAGCACAACATATAAGGTTTAAAGATAAACGATTTATATGGGTTGGTGACTGTAAAAATGTACAGTTATGGGGGCAAAAACTATGGCGGCAACACGGTAGTTATGGAAACATTTTTGCTGTAATTACAGAAGGCGAGATAGATGCAATGTCTATTTCACAGGTACAAGGTAACAAATTTCCTGTAGTTTCTCTGCCATCTGGTGCTCAATCTGCTAATAAGTATTTAGCTGCAAATTTAAAATGGCTCAACCAATTCGCCAAGATTGTTCTTTGCTTCGATACAGATGAACCTGGTATCCAAGCAGCAGAAAAAGCAATTGAAATATTACCTGCTGGAAAAGCAGCTATATGCCGACTACCAAGAAAAGATGCTAATGAAATGCTCCTCGCAGGTGAAGGAGAAGAACTTAAAAGTCTGCTGTGGAAAGCAACACCTGTTAGACCGGATTCAATCTTAAATGCGAATGATTTATGGGAAGAATTAACTAAAGAAGGAGCAAGTTCTGTTTGTCCTTTTCCTTATCCAATGCTGGATCAATTCACGAGGGGTTTTCGTAAATCCCAAATGATTACTATTTGCGCTGGATCAGGAACAGGGAAATCAAGTTTGTGTAGAGAGTTAGCCCATCATTTTTTAAAGAATAAATTGACCGTCGGGTACATAGCTTTAGAAGAGTCAGTACAAAGAACAATGCAGGGAATCCTAGGTATTGAACTTAATAAGCCGCTGCATTTAGAAGAACAGATAGAAGAAGTTGAAGGATTAAAATCAGCCTTTGATAAATTATTTGGTACAGAAAAATTATTTCTCTATGACCATTTTGGTTCAATGGAACCAGACAGGTTGATAGAACAAATTCAATACATGGCTACAGCAGAAGGAGTTGATGTAGTTATTCTTGACCATCTAACTATTGTTATCTCTGGATTAGCTGATGTAGATGAGAGAAGAGCTATTGATATTACTTGTACAAAACTTAGACAGGTAGTTGAAAGTACTGGTGTCGCTATCATTCTTGTCTCTCATTTAAGAAGACCACAAGGTGTATCACATGAGCAGGGATCACAGGTTTCAACCTCAGATTTGAGAGGCAGCTCAGCAATTCTTCAGTTATCTGATTTATGTATATCAGCAGAAAGAAACCAACAAGGAGATGCTGCTGAAAGATCTGAAATGCAGCTAAGGATTCTGAAGAACAGACATACTGGTTCTACGGGACCAATAGATAAGCTTTTGTATGACGAAAATACTGGTCGTCTTTCTATTCCTATGTCCACTTATTTCGGTGCTTAACCATGACCTTATTAATTGATTCTGATTGGTTGATTTATTCTTCTTGTTGCAGTTGTGAGCAAGATGTCAAGTGGAATGAACATCTACATACTCTTCATTGTGATGAAAGAGAAATACATGAAATGATTGATAGTCGAATTGATTATTACCAAACAATTGCTGATGATAAAGATGATGTAGTTATGTGTTTCACTGAGTATCCAACATTTAGACACCAAATATTTTCTGACTACAAAGCTAATAGAAAGAACAAACGTAAACCATTAGCTTTACACGCAATGATTGAACAAATAAAACAAAGATATGAGTCAGTTTCTTATACAGGTTTAGAAGGTGATGATGTTTTAGGGCTACTTGCTACATCTAAAAGATATTCAAATCCTATTATTGTTTCTCCTGATAAAGATATGAAGACTGTTCCTTGTACTCTTATTGCTAGTGATGATATGGAACTAATAACTAAGAAGAAAGCTGATAGACATTGGATGATTCAATCATTAACTGGAGACAGTACAGATAATTTTAAAGGGTTGATTGGTTGTGGTCCTGTTACAGCAGATAAGATTTTAGGTGATGCTAAAACTTTGCCTGATATGTGGGACAAAGTAGTAGAAGCATACGAAAAAAAGAAACAAACTTTTGCTGATGCAATCCTTACTGCACGTCTTTCTCGCATCTTACGAGAAGGAGATTTTAACTACAAAACTAAGGAGGTAGAACTATGGACCCCATAGATCCTGATCATTACAAGTTTCCTATTCCACCCATTGAATACATATTGAAAAATAATATGGGTTACTGTGAAGGCAACGTCATTAAATACATTTCACGTTGGTTTAAAAAAGGAGGAAAAGAGGACTTGAGAAAAGCTAAAATGTACATAGATTATCTAATAGCGAGTGAAGATTCATAAGTGGACTACAATACTTCTGAACCCCTTCCTTTTCCTTTCTTGACTGACGAGCTATTACAAGCTCTAGAAAGTCATTATCCCCAGAGACACCCAGACCTATCTTTATCTGATAGAGAAATATGGTTTAAGGCTGGTCAAAGATCTGTTGTTGATTTCTTAATTGAACATCAAAATAGACAAAAGGAAAACATGTTAAACAACGTCTTGGAGAATCAAATCTAATGTGTGTTGGACCTTTAAAACCACCCAAGTTACCTGACTTGCCTGACCCCAGACCTACTGCACCAGCACCGGAAAAAACTGCTGGAGGTGTAGTAACTGGTAAAAGAAGATCCAAGAAAGGTACTTCTTTAAGTTCTTTAAAAGGTAAAAAAGGAGCTAACACAGGTATTGGTTCTTTAAGAATCCCACTACAAAACAACCGTGGTGATCTGCGGTATTAATTATGGAACTTGCTTTGAATCAAACAGCTGTTGCTAGATATGAGCAACTAGAAAGTAATCGTTCTACTTTTTTAAGGAGAGCTAGAGATGCTTCAAAGTTAACTCTTCCAGCATTAATACCAGAATCAACTACTGGTAATGCAGCTAAATTAAATACTCCTTACCAAGCAGTAGGAGCTAGAGGATGTAATTCCTTAGCAAGTAAATTATTAATTGCTTTGCTACCTCCTTCTACTCCTTTCTTCAAACTAAGTATTGATAGTCTTGCTTTACTACAAGAAGGACAAGAAGGATTAGAGACTGAAATAGATAAAGGTTTAAGGGTTATAGAAAATGCCCTGATGAATGAGATAGAAGTTAGTAACGATAGGGTTGCAATGTTTGAAGCACTCAAGCATTTAATTGTTGGTGGTAATGTTCTTCTTTATCTGACTGACAAAGGACTAAAGGTTTATCACTTCGATAGGTATGTTTGTAAACGTGATGATGTAGGAAATATTTTAGAGATCATTACTAAGGAGACTATTCATCCACAAGCTTTACCAGCAGACTTCCTTGAATTAATTAAAAAGAAAGAGAACTATGACGCTGAAGATTTTGATGAAGACTTAGATATTTATACATGTATCAAAAGATATGGTGA